GAAAAACTTATATAGCAATCTTACACTTTACAACCTACACTGGAGCATAGTCCATATTTCTCTCATACTGCATCTCTAACCCTGTATTTTGCTGAGGCATTATTACAGCATCATTATTGTCAAGATTAATTAAAGAGAAAATCGATGTGATTTCCTCAGATATTAGATCTACAAACCAGTCGTCGGAAGTTGATGTGAGTACAACTTCTTTCAAAATTGACAAACAAAACACAAAAAACTCTTTTTTCAATTTCCCATGGCTTGTACTCATGATAAATCTAATCTGCGCAATGAAGTTGTCTCTTACAGCTTTTGTAAGCCTTACAGTGCCTGTCAAAATGTGGACATAATTTGGCCCAAACATTGCCTGTAATTCTGACTTCAATTTGTCATCGTGTAGGATGTTATTGTAACCAGGGACCACATCTCTTCTAGCTTCTCGGGTTTTCAAATTCTTCTTAATGTATTTGAGAAAGTCTTTGGTTCTTCCTAATGATGGGATCAATCGTTCGAGAATTTCTTCATGTGTAGGAGTGTAAGGCACTTGAGAGATGATGGTTTTCCTAAGAATTTTGTCTGTGACGCCAATATCATCTAGAGTTTTCACCACATGACTTCTTAACGCCCCTTCAGGTGTCAATTTCGAAGTTTCAAGCTCTAAGGACTCTCTGTCTTTTTCATCTAATTCTTTCTTATAATCTTCCAGACTTTTGTAACTGATAGGTTTTTCCTGTTTACCTTTAGGTTTTATAGACCTAAATTTATCTGGCTGTAACCTGCCTTTAAGATTGCCCGGATAATCATAGATGTAATGTCCAGTGGGTGATTCATCAGGATAAATCACATTGTAAGATCCCATCCAAGGAAGCACAAAGTCTATGTCTGAAATTACTCGGAAAGGGCAACAGGGAGAAGCAGCAAACACATGGAGATTGTTCATGGCAACTTCATTAAAGCAATCTGTGACAAACACACCGTTCACTTCCCTAAATCCAAATTTCTCCATATGATCTTCATCGATATCATCTTCATCTAACCATTCTCTTTCTTCAAGATCTTCTTCAACATCTTCCATTTCTTCTTCATCATATTCTTCAATACCATCTTCAACCATGCTTTCATCGAAGGTGTAATTGCCTAAAATCTTCTTGAATCTTGTAGCAGACTCTAATCCTGTAATGTTTTTAGTATGAGTTCTTGCTAAAGCGCTTGCTTCTAGATTTTTCCGAGCTCTGACAATGTTTTCTCCTAAGGCATTGAGTAGCTTTTCAGATCCTCCTGCTCTCTTGGCTCTATTGAGTAGATAAGAAATAATAGCCGTGTTGTTTCCAATGTATCCTTCTTCCCATTTCATTGCCATTAAAATCATATCTTCTTTTAAAGCTGAAAACAAAGCTTCTGGTTGGTATGTTCTCAGATGAGCCATAGACTTCGCAACGAAAATTGATTCTTCCAATCTGTTGCTGTATTTATGCTCAAATGTCTTAAGTGCAAACATCTGTCTGAAGTGTTCGGTGTTATACTTAAAGTAATGAATCTGATTTGGCATGATCTCCACCTTTGAGATGACTCCGTAAATAGAACAAATCATATTAATACAATCATCATCGGTGATTTCCTGCAGCTGTGAAGGGTGTAGAATAGCAAAATCATCAGACAATAGTTGAAGGCTGGACATTGAACCTGTGACGCCAAGTTTGTCTCTAACCCTGTTGACAAGCGAGACGTCCCTTTCAGACAACTTTGCAAGTTTCCTCAGCTTGGTCAGAGCTTTGTATTCTGGCCATGTTAGTCTAAGCAAGCTCAAAGCAGGGAAAAGATCCATTACAGGGAGATCTCTGGAAGAGACACTCTCTAGAGGAAAGGATTCTTTCACTGAAGGGTTAGCGCTACTTCTATAATCGGTTAAGTTTGCTTTCGTTCCTTCACATAGTGCTCTTGTGAAAGAGAAATCTGAAGAGAGCATGTCACTGTGGGTCATCAGATCAGTCATCTTGATGGGTTTGTTTCTCAAAGGATCTGCATTAATAATGGAGTTTGCATGTGTCAGTGGAAAACCGTTGATCACGATTTCTTTTGAGACTGTAAACACTGAGCCAAAAATTCTTTCATGCAATTTTTCAAACCCATGATTTTTATAAAAATCACTATTAATGTCATAAACATGAATAATTGAATAATCGACCTTTGACCCTTGCAACGTGAAATCTAAACTGCCGTTGCATCGCGCGCTTGTAGATATTGATCCTCTGAACTGTATTGTACTATCTTCATAAACCATCTCATATTTATCGCCTATAGTCACTACAGGATTCCACATGTCAGTGAAAGCTACCATTTTTGTTGAAATTGGTGTAATAGATCTCACAATGTTAGGAGCATCAATACCTCTTGACCCTATAAATGCAAGATAAGCCTGGTATGCTGCTTTTAGATGTTCTTCAGATTCAACTTCCCACCTCGTTATAGGTTTTGATCCAATCACAGTGTGCGACACCCGGAAGCCAGGTCCATGAATGACAAAATCTGCTGATGAATACCATACAGTCTTACTTCTTCTTTGAGGTCTTATATATGTCACCACTGGTAGACAAAACTCTACTCTATCTCCGTTCGCAGATTCAACAACTTGCTCAAGAAATTTTAGAGAGTTCTTTTTAACTTCATCGGAACAACATGAGCAAGTTTTAATGGTGTCATACACATCATTATACGTGGCGTAATCTTCACCTTGAGTCTTCATAATCTCTAGCCCAAAATAAAGGTGTTTGTATCTTGTGTCAAACCTGTCCCCAGCTTGAAAGGAGCCTGGCGTATGATACTGCACTTTAGCTTTCGAGATTCTGTATCTGAAGGAGTTGAAATGCACATTGTAAGACACAAATCTTTCAGGAGTGTCAATACTCACTCCACTTGGCAAGAAAAGATAAGCACATCGTGTTTTTTCAAAATCATTTTTTGTGATATGCTTCAACATCTCTTGCTTTTCGCTATCAGGGATTTCTGGAAGGCTGTCAACCATCCATCCTTTGTAAACTTCAATTCTCTCAGGTTTGTAAAAAATGTTTTTAATTCTTTCATCATGCATGACAGCTTGCACTTCTGAAACTTGAGTGTAGTTAGCTCTCATTCCTAAGATATCAATGGTGTCATAAAATAGGGGTTTGCACGATCTGACACTCTGCAGAGAAAAAGAAGTAGGATCAATCTTCACTTGTTCTACTCCGTGCAGGTAACTTGAATACCTTGTTTCCGGCGCCTTTGAGTAAGACACTTCTTCAAGTTCAGGTGATCCAAAGTGGAAAGAAGACACCATGTATTCGACCACAGTCTTCAGAGGGACATGCCCCCCAGGTGCTACAATTTTCGTCATGTAAAAGAGAGATGCTGTCAACAAGGTGTCGGAATCTAAACCATTCAGACTGTAAATAAAATTATTATTGGTCAGTTGTGAATAAAATCTTGCTTGGGATGTGAATGTATCTTTATAATTTAGTTTTGAATAGGCCTCAAAAATCTTTCCCGCATCTTCGCTCATTTCTAGTTTACGAACATCTCTAATATAGTAAGGCAGTTTGTACTTCACATCCGAACCTCTCCCAGGAAGATACCCGCCTGTAAGTGACACAAGTTTGTGAATTCTTGATTTTCTCTCTTCCACAGTTTGACATTCATCTAGAAGAACTTCTTGAGCATTAGGGCCAAGCATAACTAGATGAAGAGGGTTACCTTGATAAACACCGCCAATATGCAGGGATATAGAGGAACGTTCAGGTCTGTCTGGCAAGTGATAAAACCGTGAATACATCCTGTTCATCAAAAGTAAGATCATGTAGCATTGGTACAACGTGGCACCGTTCGAATGAGCTGCTATAACTTTGCTCACCACATTACAGATATCAGTATACCACCCATTACCTGAAACTTCAATTGCTATATTGTAAAGAAATTTGTGGGTCATCGGAATGTATCTCTTCTTGTGATACATGATAGATATAAGTTCGAAAGAATGTTCAGAGAATCCACTTTTCTTTCTTGACAAGACATGGTTAAAACATTTTTGCCAGTATTCATAATATTTCAAAACCTTTAAGTTGGTTTCATAAGACTTGGAAACACACTTGCCCCCACTATCATCGCTGTGTGCCATCATTGTAAATGTTGCACCAAATCTTGTGGCAATACTTTCAGAGAAGTACAACTGGCTGGCCGCATGCATCAAAGATGACAGGTCACCCCAGATTCCCATGACAAAGTTGAAAGGTTGTGAAAAGTAATACACACCATAATTCTCAAGCAAAAAGTCCTGATCATTTATCTTAGATAAGAACTCTAGATCTTTGACACTCAATGTTTTTTTGTCTTTTTTCTTTGACTTGATGATCTGCCTCCTTTTGTTCACTGACTTTTCAATCCGGCCTTGTGTGAGGACAGCATCCAAAGTGAGATATTTTGATAGTTCTGCAGTCTTTGAATTCGATTCCAGAGATTTCTTTGTTCCCGGTTTTACATAAATTCTCTTTGTCATCATAAGACTCCAAATTTGGTTGAACAAAGAAACAAAGTTTTCTGGCAAGATACCAGACATGCCCTTGACGAAATAATAATATTTCCAGAGATTAGCTTTTGGTGCCCATTTTGAACAGTCAAGAGTGATATAAGTAGGCACACCCAAATCATCACTTTCAAACATCATTGAATGGATGATCTTAGGTCTGACACTGCTAGGCTTGTGGATCAGCTCATTCGGGAAACTTTTACAAAGGACCCTAAACATTTTTTCCATGCTATTTTGTCTTAATTTTGTATCCATATCCATTGTGTAGGTTTCTCTCGAGCCTTTCCATTGAGCCTTGTTTGACACATCAAAAAAGAATGGGGTTGATACACCTTGAGCCTTTTCTGCAAAACTAATATTGTGTTTGTCAATAAATTCATAATAATCTGAAGGTGAGACAATCCAGTTCTCGAATGTGTCTATAATGAGGTCTGAATACTTCAGATTTTCAGAAACAACTATATTGCCCTTCTTTCCCCAAATATCTGGATCATTTGTCCGCATGGCTTTAGAGGTCCCGATTTCAGAAAAATCTCTGGACAAAATTGAATTGAACTTAGAAACTAAATCTGTTTTAGTTGTCACACTGCTTAAATGTCTGGCAGCAAAAGACCCTAGCGCGAAACACATGTCAGGAGAATACATGTGGTCACTTTTAAAAAGATCCTCAATTGGGCTCTCTGAATGCATAGAAACCGCAGTCCGGTCGTGAACCTCCATAGGATCAAAAGTGCCGAACTCTTCATCAAACCCTTTGTGAATTTCTAAGATAGATCTAATATTCTTCATATATTCATTCTTCTGATTAAAAGGAGCCTTTGTCATAAAGATAGCTTCATCAAATTTTTCTGCACATAAATCCATGTTATCGGTCTCAAACTCTCCAAAAAGATCGAGAAGCTTGCTCTGTTTAGCACTGGCAACAAGTTTTTCATAGTTGGTCAAAAATGATCTTTGAAGTGCAAACTGAATTATGTCTGTTTCGTTCATGGCCATAGATTTTACAAGATCTTCAATGCATGTGTGAGTGGAGAAGCTATTGAAGTAAATGTATCTGAAGAAGCCTAACCAGATTTCAAGTTTTCTCTTCTGTGAAAAACAGGCCAAAATTTTGACTTTTGCATAAAGTTGGAATTCTTCGAGACTCAGGTTAGATTCACAAATGGCTGAAGTGGAAAAGCATGAAAATCTATAAGGCAGCTCCATAAAGAATTTGATATGTGTAAGTGTTAGCTCTCTCCAAGGATAAACACAGTAGAGCCTTCCATCTTGAGAAATGATCTGTGTTGAAGACCCAGACATAAGAGCAGCTGCCTCTTTCGTAGTTTCTACAACAATCTGAAACAATCTGCTCTTCTTTGTAGAAAGGATCTTTTTCCCTCCTTTTACAAGCAATAAAATGTTTGAAGTGCCGCAACTCTCTAGAAAGAACTCATTTTTGCTAGATCTAATAGAAGAATAATAATAAAGAGAGTAGCAAATCCTTGCCCAGCTCATAAAACTAGACATCAGTAGAGTGTGTTCTATGTTGTTACCATATGTGGTTTCGAAAATATCTCTGAAATTGTCTAAAAGAGGCAGACTTCCCTTACCCACATTTGCGGCACCGCTGTAAACTTTGTCGACATCTCCGTCACAGAATGAATAAAGAGATTTGTAAAACACTTCAATTTTACTTAAAACATCCGGCAACAGGTCAGAGTTGACTTCTTTAGCACCTGGCATAATTTCAATAAGAGAATGATTTTTTTGGTAATGCTTCATCTCTTTTTGCTTGAATATCTCCATCTCCTTTTTTGAAGCAGTGTATTTGTTTTTAAAATGCTGTGAGGTGGTCTCCAATAATTCATGATAGGTTTCAGTAGCTTCTCTGTATCTTAATGCAAGTTCATAGTGTTCTTCATCAAGGCAAATTCTTTTAAGGAGAGTCTTTTTTATTCTTTTGCATTGATTGAATATGACCCAATCTCTATCTTTAAGCTGCTTGCCTAATCTGTATACAACTGTGTTCAATTTGTCGATCTTAGCAAAATCTTCATCTCTGTCAACCTTGTCTTGAGGATGGAAATATTCAGCATTAGGTCTACTGAAAAGTTTATGCATCATTGTTCCAGACTCGGGCTCAAAAACGGGTTTCCCATTGCGAAGAATTGTAGGAGGAAAAAACAGGGGATTTTTAACCTTTTCCACTAAAACGTCTGCTTCTTCTAGATACATTTTTTTAAGAGAAGATAAATAAGACTTCTTAACTCTGGGAATTTGATCATCCAGTGACATGTCGCTCAGAGTTTCAACAGCTGACATACCAGACTCTCTTAAAAAAAGTCTGATCAGATTCGTATCATCAAATTCTTCTCTAACCATAGCAACCCGATTGTTAAACAAAGGAGTTTCAGGGGAAAAATCCACTTTATGATACATTTTTGGAGATAGGTCATCTGTGCTTTTGGTGTAAGTCACATATTTAAGAACCTCAGCACTAACATTGTTGACCATAGTTGCTAAAGAGTGCTTGTGAGTCCCAGATGCACTAAAAATGATACTGCAAGATCTTCTTGCCTGATCGATCAACACCATTAAATTGGCTTGAACAGGTTTGCTTTTAATTTGCGCCAACAACTGCCTTTTGAACTTAACGATGTAAGTAAGAGTTCGAGAGTCTCTCAATGACTTGGAGCCTTCTGTCTTAGTTTCCAATCTATAATTCAGTTTCCCTTCAAGCTGTGGGATGCCTAGGTCGACCACGATCTGTTCAGATTCAAATTGAAGAAGTTCAGGGAACCAGCAAGAGATGTCCCATTCAGACTCATTAACATGACTGTATAATTGCTCAAAGATACTATCAATGTCAACATGAGTAGAAAACCCCATTTTTTTACAGATCCAATAAAGCTGGTCTGAAACCCGAACGTAACTTTCTGATAACACAAAAGAAACGTACTCATAGACTACAATAAAGCCTCTAGATCTCAGTTCGTTAACTTCAGGATCGTATTTAGAAAATCCTTGTTTGTTCTTCAGAGCTGATTCAGCTTGGTTGGTAACAGTAAACTCAACCACTAAAATTCGATTGTTTGCAAAATCATGGTATAGCACATCAGGCGTCCGTGTGCTTGACATAGCAAGTGTGGTGAAAGGTGTGTCACCAGTGTTGGGTAGTCCCAAGGCAAAATTTGCTGCAGTCTGGAAAAGATTATGACGGATCTTGTAATAAATCTGAGAATCTGTTCCAGTGAGAGCGAAACCCAATCTCCTCACATTGTAGATGTAAACAAGGAACATGTCATAAACATGTTGCGTGATGTTTTCAGGAACCTCGTTCTTTGTCTTGAACGCAACCTGTTCAATGCTCTGTTCGTTTATCTCGTGTGTTTCCATGCTATAGTTTT